TTTGCATTTACCCTTTTTAATAGCGTGCTTGTTCTTAATGCACCAGCACCAATATTATACGCAAAAGAGGTTAAAGCATCGAATTGAGCCTGATTAATAGTGTCTATGGTAATTGCATCCACCCGCTTTGCAAACTCGTTTAATTCGTGCTTTAAAATGCCTTTCGCTTCAACCTCTGTAATAGGCTTATCTGTCAATCTTACTCTTTGCCCATTTGGGTAGATAGTTGTTCCATAACCAATAGTAGGCACTTTTGCTGGGCATAGATAAGGTTTAGCACTAAAGCCTTCAAACTTCTTAACTAAATCAATGCAATCCTGACTTACTTCGGTTATTCTCATGATTCTGCTTTACGTTGTAATACGTTAAATAAGTTCTTTAATAAGTCAACACCTGTAATCGCTTGTATATTTTCTCGCATAGATTGTAACTCGCTTAAAGCTATCATTGCAATTACAGGCTTAACCAATGGAATCACATCGCCAAAATAAACCTCACACCAACGAACCGCAGCAATCGCAACTAAATAAGATGAACCCGTGTAGAACTTCTTTATCATTTTTCTACTACTAATCTCGCCCGCTTTCTGCGCTTTAATTACGCCAGTAATCCAATCGAACATTACTAACCCACCAACAAATAATAATGAGGTTAAAATAGGGGATAAATAGGCAATTAAGCCTGTTGTTAAATAAGCTAAATATTTTTCTTTCATTTTATTGGTGGAGGGGGTGGTAAAATAATATCGTCATAAGGAATACAAGAATCCAATTGAGCCTGAGTAAATAAACAAGTTACCTCAGGATTGACAGTAAAATAATAAACCCCATTTACATCAATAATAGGGTTGCAATAATCTGTCGCACCCGCATCAGGAAAATTTAACATTTCACAAGCCTGAGTATCTAAATCTTGAAACTCTGCTTCACTTTTACAAGCATAAAAGCAAGGGTAATTTTGTGTAGGTTCTATCATAATTAAAAAGCGTTATTGTTTATTGAACGGATATAATTGTAAACATTTGTTCTTTGGGTTGATGTGTCTATTGTAATTGCAGAAATTATTGTAGATATTAAAGCATTACCAAAAGCACCGCCTGAGCCATTTGAAAATAAAGCAATTGATGTGGTAGTTCTTGTACCCGTTGCCCCATTCACATTATTAGAATTATTTAAATATAAATTAGAATTTGTATTGTTAAAGTCTGCTTGTGCGTATTGCAATCTATATTCTAAATCTCCTGTAAAAGATAATTCTGCTCCATTAAATACAATAAGTCCGTCTGCATTTCCAAATATTAAACCATTTGCTCCGCCTCCATCAACATAATATTCTCCTCCAGAAGAAGGTATGTTTAAAGGATTTAATGCAACGTGTTGACTAAAAAACTGCTTACTTGGTAAAGTGCTACTTACTAATGTATCATCCACCCCGTCACCTTGCACAATAGTTCTATTAACCAAAACCCCCTTATAACCTGTTGCAGCCGTTCCTGTATTAATAGTCCAAACCTCACCCGTTGAACTTGTCCATTGTGTTTGACTTGTTGATGGGTTGTATTGGTTAGGGTTGAAGTCTGCTCTTGTTATTCCGTTTGCATCTTTATAAATTACTCTAAATATTTTACCTAAAATACTATTAGCACCTCCGTTACCTGTTACCCAAAATGCCGCTGGGTTTGTTTGAAAAGTATTTGCACCCCCTGAGTTTGTAATTGTTGAACCCAATTGAGTATAAGTAATTCCGTCTAAACTTGTAAAAAACTTTGCTAACATATCGCCTCCACTTGTTTCTAAAGTTGCCTTTACCCAACCATTAAAAGCAGAAGGAATTTGAGCCGTTGCAGTTGCTACTCTTGATAAATTAGCCCAATATAAAATTAATGTTCTTGTGCCGCTAAAGCCTAAAAACATACTTCTTGTACCGCCTCCGTCATCATTTGAGCATATCCAACCTCCAGAATTTACTAAATCATCGTTAGTAGTAAACAAAACTTTTGCTTCTATACTCATTCCGCTTGAAGTTGGAATATTTATATTAGTCGCATTGATAACTCCAGTTAAATTTCCTCCACTCCACCAATAATTCGCCCCCTCATGCACCAAAAGCAATGGCTGACTTGCTGCGGTTGTTTGTACCACGTCACCACTTGCCCCGCTACAAGAATACAATTTTTGCGCTGCTTGCCCTGCCGTTGTTCCCACACCCGCTCCGAGTTTATAACCTAATACTTGAGCATCTAAACCCACAGAAATAGCCGTTGTTATATCAGAAGTTCCGTAAATGGCTTTAACGGCTATAAAAAACGCATTAACGCCACTTAAACCGCTTGGAACAACTCCCCCGTCTGCTATTACTCTATTATAGTGTGCTTGTGCTTGCACATCAACATCAACCGCATCAACCTGATTTGAAGTTACCACATAAGCCGAAGTGCTTAAAGCATTTGTTGCCCTTACCTCGCCTTTGATAACTTTTAAATCATCGCCCGATACTAAAGTATAAGTGTTGCTTGTTTGCCCTAAGATTATTGAGTTATCTCTTAGCCACCTGTATTCAAAAGTGATAGGTGTAGCACCACTCCAAGTTCCGTTTCCTAAAGTAATAACTGCCCCTGTTGATTGCGTTCCGCTTGGACTTAATGTTGGAGCAACTGTGTTGATAGGGTTAAAGTTGCCTGCCGTAATTGTATTTGAGCCTGCCGTTACTGAACCTAATGGATTTGTTGCCGTTACTTCACAAGTAATATTTGCCAAACTATCAGCCGCAACTAAAGTGTAAGTTTGATTTGTAGCACCTGATATTATTGAGCCATTACGCTTCCACTGATATCCATAAGTTATAGGGCTTGCACCTGTCCAAGTTCCATCGGTAGTAGTCAATACGCTACCAAAAGTCGTTGAACCACTAATAACAGGTGCAACCGTATTTACTAAATTAAAGTTCTGAGCAGTAATTGTGTTTGAATTTGCGCTTACTGAACCTGCTACATTTGTTCCCGTTACTTCACAAGTAATGTTTGCTGAACTATCAGCCGCAACTAAAGTATAAGTTGACTCCTTTGCGCCTCCTATTGATACGCCACCACGCTTCCATTGGTAGCTAAAAGTTATTGGCGAAGTACCTGTCCAAGTTCCATTAGTTGTACTTAAAACGCTGCCTAATGTAGTCGAACCGCTTATTACTGGTGCTACTGTGTTCACTGGTAAAGAAATGCCTGTTGCAGAGTTTGAACTTGAAACAAAAGGAGAAATACCAAAAGCATTGCTAGCTCTTACTTCACATCTTAAAGTTTTACCTTCATCCGCACTTACGCTTGTATAGGTTCGATTAGTTTCTCCTCCTATTGCAATTCCATCTCGTGTCCATTGATATTCGAAAGTAAAGGGTCTAGTTCCAAACCATGAACCATTCCCACTAGTAAACAAAGTCCCTATAACTTGATTACCAGATGGAGATATTGCTGGACGGATAACATTAACAGGAGGTTCAGCAATTGGATTAAAGCTGCTCCCCTTATTAACTTTAGAAAGACCTATACCTAATCCTAATGCCATTATATTGGTAGTGTAGCGTTATTACCTCCGTACATACGAACTGTTCCTGATGCCAATGTTATAGCAGTAATTTTGCCATAAATAATTATGCCAGCAGTATGACTAGGAACGGCAGCAATTGCAGCATCTACAGCACCATCAATAGTTATGCTAGAAATTACAGCATCGCTCAACACCTGTGCTGCAGTCCAATTTCCAGTCCTTGCTACAGTATCAGCTATAGTTATATTCTGCCCTGTCTGACCAAATGAGGTTTGCCAAGTATTGACAAATAGCATAATAATTTTATCGTACCAATTCATATCTTTTAAATTTTAACAAATATAGCAATAAAAAAGGGTACAATAAAAAAGAGCGAAGCCAAAATACACCCTATTTAAATAAAGACCTAAATACGTTTCTAAACTTGGTAACAGCCCCTAGGATAACTATATACGCAGAACTCTCCACTTTTACAACTCCGTACTGCCCAATAGGTTGCTTGCCTGCCGCTTTATTAAAAGCACCAAACCAGTTATCATGCCTCTTTTGGAACGTAGTAATTGTATGCGGGAAAACCACATCTCCATTCACACTCATAGAAACTACAGGGTCTGTAAATGTATAACCTTCCCCAACACTCAGAGCTGCACTTAAAAATCTTTTGCTCGACATTCCCCCTTTATTAGCTACATACTCTATTCTAAATACAGAAGGAGCTTCTCCTAAATACGATAGGTAAGTTGTTCCA